CTTGATATTTAACTAAAGCTAATTTAAATGTTGAAGCAATCCACATAAAACCATCTTTTTTCTCTTCATATGCTTCATTTACCATCCACATACGTTTCATCATAGGTATATAAACTAAATCACCCTCTGTTGGTTGTTTAGTTGGACCAAATGCAGTAGCAAATGAACCTTTAGTTACTTCAACTTCCCAATCAGTTTGCCAATCCATTCCCCAATCATTAAATTCAGGCTTAGATGATGGCATTTCATTATCTTGTATAATAATTTTAATTTGTTTAATAGATTCAACATTCATAAGAGCATATTCTTTAAATGTTAAATCTTTAGAACCTTGGTTTGGATTAAGTTTGATATAGTAACATGGTATGCCAACGATACAAGAAACTGTTTCAGATAGTTGTTGATATAATGATATGGCACAATCCATATTTGCATATGGATTAAATACATTAGAATTATTTTGTTCCTGACAAGTTTTGAATTCAAATCCAGATGCTAATTGAGTAGAATAATCTGTAAAAGTTTCTTTGTTATATAATATTTTACCAATTATGCCTTTTATTTTAATACGTAAATAAAAATCAGAATTTATATCTATTGTATTAGTTAATGCTTCATCATAAGACATATAACATGACCAACAAAGATTATCTAAACTATATGCATATTCTAATTCATTAGTATTATAAATACAATCACAATCATTATATATTTCAATTAATGATATGTCATTAATCGCTAAATTAAAATTTATTATTTGAGGTGGATTACAACTTCCTAAACAACTTGTATTAAAATTCATATATCTATTGAATGATGATAATTTTGTAATGCTTGTTCAGCATATTTCAAACTTTTATAAAATTCAGATTTATTGTTATCTATTTCGTAATTATTGTCTAATCGTTTAATTTCTTCATCTGTAGGTATACTATTTTCAGAATTATATCCATTTAAATAACGACAATATACTGTAGCAACTGCATCTTTTAAAGTTTTACATTTAATAATAGCTTCAGAAAAATTATCTTTATAATCACCTCTAGAAATTTCAGCTACTATCATTTTTAATTGTTGTTCTAAAGATAATGATTCAATACCACTATGTTTTATAGTTTCAATTGTTTTATCTTTATTATATCCCAAACCCAACATTATAGCTTTTTCTTTTCTATCTGTAAATGTCCATTTTATTAAACCAGCACCATATGACCAAGGTGATGTTTTAGTACCATAAGGAGTATTTTGATTACACGCTAATGATGATGCTGTTCCATTTTTTTCATCTTTATTAATAGCTCCTGGTGATATATTTGATTCACCAATTATACAACCTACTAATGCAGCACACATATAATCATCCCACCCAAGATTATCTCTAAAATACTCCATACATGTTAATTGATTATCTAAACTTGCCATTATATATAATTATATATTTATGATTTAAATCTAAATAAATAAGCTTCTTGTGTATTGCCATACACTATCATATTACTTTGTTTAAAATCAGAAGTCCACTGTACTCCTGTCCACATACAAATATGACCTGGAACTGAAGGATTCCCGTTCTTTTGATAAACAGCTATATCACCTGGTTGTGCATTAAAAGTTTTCATTTCATCTCGTGAAACTTTCCCAATAAATTCAAAACCAATATTAGGTAAATAATCTATATATTTCCATGCCCAATTTGGACGACCATCAGTAGAAACACCTCCAGCTTCAATTGCCATTCTTACATATTTTGCGCAAGCATGTTGAGATGTTGTTGATGAATGACTATGTAACCATTCACATGCACGTTTAATATCCCATCCATTAGGATTTTTCTTAAATAATCCAGGATCTAATTGCGTAGTAGTTCCTTTATCACCAAATATGCTTCCACCAGACGATTGAGTAAAATTAATAAATCGATATAAACCAGATGTTAAATTATCTTTTGTATATTCTACATTACCATCATGATATATAGATAAATCTGGATATTGCTCTTGCGAATTTACTAATGTACTAGCCATTTATTTTATTTATATTTTTATGCAAAGTAATGATTTGCTTCATATATACGTCTTTTTACTAATCCAGGGAATTTAGCACCTTGTTTATCAGAAATATGTGCCCATGTACTTTTAATATCTGGATTATTTGGATTTTCCTTAATCATGTTTATTGTATTGCTATATACTTTACCTTGAGCAGTTAAGAATCCAAAACCAAAATTATAACAACCAGATAATAATGCATCTAATTGATTCTGAGTTAATTGTATATTATTTTTTGCCGCCCAATCACTAACTCTTTTAGCCGCTTTAGATATACTGTTTACAAATATATTATCTAATTCTTCTTGTGTCCAATTTCGTTTTATATTCATCATAAGATTACCATTTGGATGATATAATAAACCAGCTCCATAGGTAAGTTTACCTTGACCTTCAATATCTTTACCTCTAATAAGACTGTCAGGAAGTTTTGTACCCCATGCGTAACCAGATTCAACTTTATAAATATATTTAAACATTTCTTCAGAAACACCAATATCACTTGGTACTTTTCCATCACCAAGATCTCCAGTATAATCTTTTAATTCTTCGTCACTTAATTCGTAAGTTAAATCTCCTGCACCAGGTTCAATAAATGTTATAGGATCATTAATAAGATAATTTTTATAATTTATTTTATTAGAATTATATTTTAAATCAATTCCAAGACCTTCTAATGATTCTTTAACTAAATCTAGTTGAAGATATTTAAGCGCTTCTATACAATTATCAATAGTATCAATATTATACTCCATTAAGTATAAAATAATTCTTTATTAAAAATAAAAAGAGCATCTTTAAGATGCTCTTGTATAAATATAATAAATTCCAGTTTCTTCATTTAATAGTATTTTTAATACTGTTAAACCGTTTGGCCTACTAGCAGTACGAGTTCCATCAATACAATTTCCAACACAAATTTGCGGACCACCAATAGGATTTATAGCAGATATATCATCAGCTGTTCCATAAAGTTGTTGCATACCTAATGGAGCGCATAATTTATATATATAAACATTATTATCTTTTATACTAACTAAACGTAAATAATTATCTATATTTTCTCTCGTAAATAATTCTTCAGTTACATTAGTAAATTCAATATCATTATGAACAACATCCCAAATAGTCTGCATTAATTCATCATACGAACCAGAATTATCTATTATATAATCATAATCTTGAACATCGTCTAAATCATGTTCAGCCACATTATCTAATTGATTAATAGAATCACGAACAATAGTTATAGTAATTCCATTATTCTCATGAATAAAATCAAGTTCATGATTAAAACGATTATCTGTTACTATAACGTATTTTAATTCTGGATTTCGTAATTGTTCTTCTTTAATTTTATTACGAACAATATTAACAAATGTGCTTTTATTTACTGCTTGTTGACATACATAAGTTCCAATATATACTAATATTTCACGTAAAGACATCCAATATTTAACATTATCAGAACTATACGAATTAATAGAATAATAATATTCGTCTGCTGTTAATATATGATCTTCTTCTGGTTTAATTTCAGTATATTGAAATTTATCATTTATACAAATCCATGCATTAGATTTGTTCATATAAAAACGTTGCACCGGTATTCCAAACATATTGGCACAAATTTCTTTTAATTGATCTGCATAAGCAATACATAAAACTTTATTGCTTGTGTCTTTAGGCGTATTAAATGTTGCTGATTTAGTTGGATCTGTATATACACTATTGTAAAATTCTTTAAACTGTTCTATATTTTTCCATGTATCAAGATTATTTAAAACAGTTTTGAGCATTTTAGCAACAGTATCTTTTCCTGCTCCAGCATATCCATTTAAACCTATATATAAAAGTTTATTCATTTAAGTAGGATATATATCTTTTTTAAAAAATAGAAATAACAGTTCTATAAATTCAAAAAATAATTATTAAGTTGATACTGGAGCAATTTCATCTAATGCTAATTGTAATTTTTGTGGACTTGTTTCACCATACATATATATTCTAGCTTGATAATCAGTTGTAACCTTTCCCCAATTATTAATCAAATTACTAGTTTTTTGACTTATTGACTCACGTGCATTTTTTGCAGCTAATGCTATTGCTCTTTGGTCATTTTTATCATTTTTATTATTTATATAATCCTCCTTATTATTTGCTCCTCCAATATAATAGTCATTTAATAAGTTACGTTGTTTAGTCATATATATACTATTAACACCTTGAGTATACATTTTTTGCATACCTATAGAATCTCTACTTGTTGCATGTTTTAATGTACATGTAACTTTAATTTCTGTTGGGAAATCATCTAATCCTAAAGGACCTAAATGTTGTATTTGTGAATTAGTTAAAATAAGATTACCCATTGATAAAATTGGATTTCTTGGATTACCTATAGTTACATGCCAAAGACCAACTAATTTATCAGTTAACAAAGAATCATATGCATAAAATGATGGACGTCCAATAACATTTTTTAATTGACCTTTTAATAAATCTACTAAACCAGTTGAATTAACAACATTCTTTACGGCTTCAGTTGTTGTAGAAGCATTTCCTGTTGCATTTTTAAATCCATTTAATATTGCTTGTCCGGCACTATCTAATGCACTACTTAATGAACCCATCATTTCTTCTAAATTAAAACCACCAGACGCTAATGATTGTGCTACACCTCCTAATTTATCAAAAGCATTATCAATCATATTATAAGCTTTTTGATATTGGGAATTTGATGGACCAGGACCTATCATTGGACGTGAACCTCCCCAAAATTGGCCTCTAAATGCTGTAGTTTCATGAATATTTCCTAATAAATCTAAAAATGCTGATTTAGGATTAATATTTTCATAAGCTCTTAATTTATATGAAAATACTAATGTAAATTCATGACTAAATACAATTTTACCTTCAGGAATATGTGTATCTTGAACTGTTTGTTTAGGTGAATATACTTTATTATTATCATACATACGTAATGATTGTAAAGCATCATCATTAGCACGATTAAATGAAGCCATTTTTGATCCTGCAAATAAACCAAGTAATGAAGCACCAGCAGGAGCCGTACCAGCATTTACCATTTTATTATATGATGGATTCATTTTAGCAAACATACCTATAAGACCTCTACTTTCCTCACCTTCTTTACTTTCAATATCTTTACGTTCTGCATGAAGCTCTTTCCAAGTATATTTATATTCATACTTTGCTATATCTTCAAGTTTATTATCATCGGTGCCAAAATATGTAACAAGATGAGCAATATCACCCATTAAGTCAAATTCTAATGCTCCTTTATTACCAGTTACAAATTCATCTGACGCTGGATATCCTATAGCATCGCCAATAGGATGTGAAAATCTTCTTAATGTAATCATATGATTATTTGAAACTTTACCATAATCTTTGCAAAATATAAAATCTACTGGGCGATAAGTTTGTTTACCTAATTTGTTTTTATTAGATAACTCTACTAATTTAGGCATACTACAATCAGTCATATCTGAATCAATTGCATATGCCCCATCTGAACGGTCAGTATTTAATAATGGTACATTATATGTCATACCAATTACTTGTACATTAAACTTTGGATTAAATAAAGATGGCGCCGCTGCAGTTTGTGAAGTATATACTGTTGTAGTATTTTTTCCTTTATTAGATTCAAGTATTTCAACTGTTGATTTATTCCACATAAACTTATACATATTCATACTTCTAAGCATATCACTAGGGAGTTTGTATGGATCTGCATAATATACTTTATTTGGTGATCCATTATTAGGATCACCAATACTAACAACTGGCATTGCTTTTTGATAATTTGATATGTTCATTGCCCCAGATGTAAAATATTGGGCGCGAACATCTTTAATAGAAAGATTTTTAGTTTTTATACGTTGCAATGCACTACTAAAATCATTTGTGGATTTTGATGTTCCTTTTATTTTATTTAATTTTTGTAGTTGCGCTGGGTCAGTAACACCTGATATTATTAAATCATTACCTCCCCCATTATTAAATGTACTAGGGAAAGATAATGTAGGTAAATTTTTTAATCCTAATGATCCATTTTCTGGCATAATTTAAACTTATTAAATACTTTTCTTATTATATAAAAATAAAAAAGACTATCATATAAATGATAGTCTCTTTATATTTAATTAGTTTTAACTATGTATATTTTATCTACTTTTTTATCTCCGGAATCCCAAGAATCCCAATATTCTCCATTTTTTACTGTTACTTGATGAGCTCTTACATGCAATATATAAGTACCATAAGGATGTGTCATAGCAAATGTATTTACTGTAATACGATCTTTTGCTTTAGTTCCTTTATATGATTCATCAATATTACAACCAAAATGTTCAGTTATCACTTTATTAGAAACATATTGAATCATAGATGAATCTTCTTTTGCAATTTTTGATGCTATATCAAATGCTTCATCCCAGCTAATATCAAATGCTGCACAATATGAACGCAAAGTACAATCAGCAATATTTCTATCTTGAGGATTAGGATTATATTTACGCCAACGATGATTACCATTCATGAGTTTAATAAACTTATACCCAAGTTCATTCACTCTATTAATCATTTCATCAATGCGTGAGTCATATGTTTCAACATTACCATCTTCAAAATAAATACTTGCGTTACCATCTTTAATTACTACTGTAGCTTTATTATCTCCAGTAATTTCATCTACTAAAGAAAAAGTATTATCTTCAGAAGGATCCAATAATGATTCAATTGTATAAAAATTTTTATCCATTATATATAAAATTATGTGTTATTAAAGTGAAAGATTTTCTACTGCGTTATTGCGAGGATTACCATCGATATGCTTTACCTTCTTCTCATAGCAATTTCCTACAAATGTCTCATAAACTACATGGGAGGCCATAAGTGAAAGGCCCCTTCCATAATTGTCCTTTACCTGAACTTTAAGGCGATTAGGATTGCCATTACAAGGAGTGAGTGCAAGAACTCGTTTTGTTTTAATATTACGAACTTTACCAGTATTTGAGACCTCATAAATAGGCTTAATACCCAGGTAATACAAATTCTGTGCAATTGGCTCCCAAATTTCTTTCTGTGTCATAACTTATAATTTAATTATTTATTTTAGGTTAATATAATATAGAAACAATTTTATTGGTGTTTAATAATAGTTTCATTGGTGTCTTCATTAATTGTAATTCGACCACTAAGACATGCATCAACAAAATGACCTATTATTTCACCAGTGGCATTTGCGCTATTTTCAAGATTTTTTTCAAACCAATCTAATCGTTCTTTAAGATATTTGTTTTCCTTTTTTAATACATCATTTTCATTAATAATTATATCTATGCCATTTATTATATCATATAATGGCGCGATTTTTTGTAATGCTTTAGTGTAATTATCAACTTTATATTCCATAATTTTTATTTATTTAACTATTATCCAAGCATTAATTTATGCTCATCATATCTGCGTGAAATATGCCCCTTACATGAAATACGACTTGTTTTTACTCCGGCAATCGCAAATGACAAATCATTTTTGTTCATATTTCCATTTCTAACCCTACATCTACTAAGACGCTTATAGAATTCCGATTTCTTAACCCCAAACTCACCAGCATTATATATTAATGAACAAAGACCATCAAAAAATGATTGTGAAAATTTATAATCATAGGGCAAACTTTTAATAATACGATTAGCAGCATCTTCGATTGCTTTAATGTCATTGTTAAAATATTTGTTTGCCTGGGTTTTTGTGATCTTCATATTCTTTTTCACATCAGAACCATGATGTCCCCATCCAATAGAATAACCATCAGAATCCCAATATGCAGTCAATGCGCACTTTTCTTGGTCCTTAATAAACTGCTTACCAATATTCGAAATCGTGTATGCATGCAAATTACAAACAAACATACACAAAATTATAATAAAAATATTTCTCATACCCACCCACTATCTGTTAAACCAAGTACTCTAAATGTATATATAACATCATTATCAAGTGAACTCCAATAATCAATACCTCGTGCTTGCTTAGCTTTGGCAATTGCCACAGCTAGTTCTGCATCCTCCTCTCTGTTAAACATCATAGAAGGTAGTTTAAGATCATCAGTAGACTCTGTCACATATTTTTGTACTTTTGGTTTACTATAATCAACAAACCCATCGGTGAACTGACTTATAAATTCTATTTTTATATTATTATTCATATTAAATCAAAATTAATTTTCCAAACTTCTCAAAGCTCTTTCAAATGCATAATCATTAGCATCCATACCATTGTAGCATCCCTCAAGACCTACATAATTCTCATCGTGATGATCCAAATATTCTTCCATAATTAATTATTTATAGTGTTAAAATATATACTAAAAAAGTGGCAAGCAAACAAATTGCAAACATAGCACTAAGACCACATCGCCACCCGCTATCCCAAATTTCCGCTTCTCTATCTGTTTCAGGCTTAATAAAAAAATTCATATTATTTAACAAATTCCAAGTTCAACAATACGATAACAAATCTCATTCAACTTATCCTCGAGATCAGTTTCTGTGGCATCAGCCCAAGCCAATACACATTCCTCAACATCAGCTTTTTCCAACTCCTCAGGAAATAAAGGACTGTTAAACCACTTCTCAAATTCCAAAGCTTTTCTTGTAATGTTCATTATTATTTAATTTAATTTAGTAAAACCAATTCCATCTACGTAATATTTTACTCCATCAAGTTCAATAATGTCTGAAACTGAAAGAGAATGCCCCTTATAACTTTCTGGCTTTTTACCAATATTAAAAATAGTAAAAATATGGTCTAACAAACACATAATATCTTCTTCAATTGGTTCATTAGTCAAAGGATCAATATGATTAAAATCATTATCCTCATAAACAACAGAATAAAGATTTATATCAAACTCATCTTTAATCCAGTCATAATCACGATAGATAATTCCATGAGTCTTCTCATTATTAATATCCATCTGTAAAATTCTGAGTACCATATTTGTTTGTTTTGATTTACAAATATAATATAGAAATATTATTAAAAAAATTCAATTAAAATCTAACTTCTGTTGCTTTATAATTCTGAAGTGTATTAACAAATTCACTTCTAGAAATATTCCAACCACGAAGTTTAGTACTTACACTTCTACGTTCAGCAAGACTATCATTATCAAATGTATAAAACTTAATCTTAACGTTGGATGCGCCAAAATAATTATTAATAGTATGTCTAATCTGCTCTACTTTATAAATATCTGTCTTGAAATACCAAACATTATCAGTACGAATAGCAGCACAAATAAGGGCAGTAGAACGTCGATTATTCAGACATTTTTTAGTACGGTCAGAAATTTTTGAAGAACGAAACTCATCCATAGTGATTTTATTAGTAATAGTTAAACCACTTTCTTGAGAAATACGTTTTGCTTCAGCCAAAAACCAAGATCCATGCGCATCATAAGAACGCCCAGATACTCTATGTCCGTTAAAAATAAAATGTTCAGGATGCCAAAAATAATCAGCAATATGAATCATTTCATGAAGCAAAACCTGACATTTAACATATTCAGGAGAATCATAATAATTTGACATTGTAATAGACTCAGGAATAATAGTATCATTACTATAATCAAAACGATACTGGGCATATCCCCAAGTTCTTTTAGAACGATTAATACGAAATTTAATACTAGGCAAAGTACCATCCCAATACAGATTGTTAAACTTAGTGTAATATTTCTCAATCCAATCAAGTGTTACTATCATATTTTTTAAATTTTACATATATAATATAGAAAAAGTCCTCTAAAAATTCAAATAATATTGAAAATTTAGAGGACAAAGTAAGTAAATAAATAAATATTATGATTGTATCACTTTAAATTTAATTGTATCTTGATATGATTGTTGTGTAAAACCATCTAATGAATAATTAACATTAATACTATAATATCCTTTTTTATATTTATTATCATCTTCAGGAACATTTATAATTGTCATTTCTGAATTTGATTTAACATACTTATTTATATTATTTCCAATAGATATACTATGTATTTCATATTTAGCATTAATATCCATATTAATTGGTAATCTGTCATTATTTACTAATTGTGCTATAATAATATCATTATCATTAAATACATTAATGTTATCTTTAAAATCACAAATATATCTATTTAATAAAAATTTATTTTCATGACGATTAAATTTTAATATATATGGTGTGTTTTCTATATCAATATTATTATGTTTAACATTATATATACTATTAACATTTGTCACTTGATCTAATGTTTGTTCTGAAATATATATACAATACCATTGTTTATTATCATGCATTAAATATAAATCATAATCTAATTCTTTATTTAAATTTAAACTATCTATTTGTTTATATATAATTTTATTTACTGTATAAGAATCAGGATTATTTATAATATCTATATCTTCTTTTATAGTATTATCTAATACATTTAATTTTCCTGTTTCATTATCTGTAACTATATAAATAGTTTTAAATAAAGTATTATATAATTTTATAATTTCAGGATCTTTAACTGAACCATATAAATATTCATTACCATTTAACTCTAATGAAACTTCATTTTCCGGTATATATGGAGTATATTTTACAGGAACATAATCAGTAGAATTTCTTAACAATTCAGGTTTTATCCAGAATCCGTCGTATGTATCTTCACAATAACTTATCATAAATACTACTTTAATTATTTGACCATCTTTAATTTCAATATCTGCGTCATTTTCATAATACATCAAAATATTACCTTCATCATCTTTTGCAAAATTACCATCTGCATCACAAACAACAGCAAATAATTTTATAGATTTATGAATTGATTCATATTTACTATTTGCATCATTAATATCTTTATGACCAGTATAACTATCATACCATTTTAATGTATATTTTCCTGGAATAATATTAACTATATTACGTTGGATAAATATATTTGGTTTCTTTATATCATCTAATAAATCTAATGAAGTTTCATCAAACTTTTTAGGATCCATTTCTGGCCAATAAGTTGTTACACCATTTTTATTGTCATATGCTTTTCTTTCGTTTCCTGTTTCTCCTAAATAATAATTTTCTAATAATTCTTTAAGCTCATTAAATTGATTTTCATAATTATCTTTATCTAATGTAATGTTTATATTACCTGTTCTATAATTATCATTTTCGAAAATTGTATCAATATCATCATCAAAATACCAATAATTAACTGGATTATCTCTACCAATTATATTTCCATTATCATCTAAATAATCTATTTCTGATAATGTATTTAATTTAATTCCGTAAGTAAAATCTTCATCCCATAATTTAATAAATGATAAATTTCTAGAATCTATTCTATTATAAAATTTAATTAAATCATGTCCATAATCATAACACTTATAATTTTTACAGTTTTTAATATCAGATGTAGCATCAGGAATAACATTAAATATTATACCATTATATTTAATTCTATCATTATCTAATATAATTAAATCATCTGGTTTAAGTCTAATTTCATCACCATTATGAACATATTTAATAACAGTATATTCTAAATTATTATAAATATTATCTATAACAATTTGAACATTATTAAATAATATTTGTTTTGTATAATATAAACTTATTTCTAATAATATTTGATTTTTATGCTCAGCATCAGTTTTCTTATAAATTTTATTATTGTAATATGTATATAATTCTTCTTGATTTACTTTAGCATTAACTAAATTACCATTATCATATTCTTTAAATTTAATTGTATAAAATATTTCATATTTGTTAATATTATCATATGTTATATAATACACATCATTTTCTTTTAATAATGCATATCCATTATTTTTTATTTGATTTTCGACAGATATATAAATATTGTTTTCTAAATAATTTAAAAACTCTTCAGTATTTTCATATACATTAGTATAAAAAATAAGTTTTTCTGATTTAGAAGTTGAAGGAGAACTAGTTATCTTTGTTACAATATTATGATCATTATCTTCATCTTTATATATGTAGTATATATATTTATTAGTTTTTAATGGTGCAATATTAAATGGGTCATTATATCTATAACCATAAATATCAATACCATCATTAGCTAATACATTATTATCTTTATCAACAATTCTACCAGAATATGTATTTCCCATATTTCTTAATTGTTTACCTGATAAATGAAAGACATCATTATAATTATCATGAATAAATAATATACCATTTATAGATAAATTAGTATTATTATGGAATATTAATATATTATCTTGACGATTTACTTTTTTATATAAATCAAATAAATAAATTGAATTTAAATATTTCTTATCATTATTTATAGAAATATTAAATTTATATTTATCTATTAATGATGTTGAACTATGTATTATTTCATAAATATAATAAGTTATATCATTATTTATATATTTATTATCATATTCATAATCAAATTCTACATAATCTTGTGTTTCATCTATATATATTTTATATGAATCAAATTCGTTTTGTCTAATAAAATATACAATATTTAATTTATCATTAATATATTGATATTCATATATTATAATACTTTGAAATTCTGTTATGCCTTCAGGTAAATTTTTAGGTATATATAATTTATAATGATTATTTATAATTTCTTTATTTATTCTATAAATGTTATCGTTATATACTATATAATTATCACAAGTTTTAAATATATTAATATTATTATCGTTATAATTGAAAATATTATTCTTTAAATTTTCCTTTAATAATTCCGAATAATAATTTACATTATTATTTATAACTAATGACGGTTCATGCATAAAGCTATTAAATATAACTTTATTATTATCCATATATTTTATTTGTTTAAAATTAGAATAATAATTATTATCATCATCCCAATATTTATAACGTAATGTACCTAAATTAATATTTGGTTCTGGTATTTTAGAAATAAATTCATATGAATACCATATACCATTAATATATAAACTTAATCTATAATTATGATTTTGCCAGTATTTTATATTTTTATCCTTCATTAATTTTGGGCAAATAATGAAATTCTCATATAAATGATTTTCATTTTGAACAAAATTAAAATGAGATTCATATACGAGAGTAGATTGATATAATTTAGTAAAATTATAATTTAATTTGCATGTTAATTTTTCTGTAAAATAAGATTTTATATATGATTTACTATTTTTATAACTATCAATATTTGTTATATAACCATTAATAAATTTTTCATATGATATTTTTGTAGTATCATATAAAATATTAAATATATCAATTTTAGACATACCTTTATTAATTGCTTCTGCCCAATAACAATACTCATCATAGTGTAATATTGTATAATTACGACGTTCATCATAATTTAATATTCTTATATCTTTAGGAAGCATTTGTAATTCATCAACTAAATTAATACCAGCTTCTGAATATTTTATTACGTCAGTAACATAATCAGAATTACTTTTAAACTTAACATTAATATCTCCTATTTTATAACACATATATTCCATTATAGTATTATCAAATGGATTAATGTTTATATTATCAGAAGAAGGTAATATTAATGTATAATCAACATTATCTATAGTAACTGATATATATGTCTCTTCATTAAAATCTATTTTTATATTTTTTTTATTTGCATAATTAAATTCAAAATATTCTTCACCTTCATCAGTAATTATACGTTTTAAATTATTATCTGTTGAGGTAATAATAATTTTTTCTGCAATATCTGTTTTTAAAAGATTTAATATATTAGTAGATTTATCATATATTGAATAATTATTGTTTTCACCAATTTCTTTATATGCTGCATAAATATTTTTATAATCAACAACTTCTTTGTTGTTAAGTATATATGCTATACGTTCATAATATTTAATTGGATCATTAATAGTATAAACATATTTATAATTATCTACATTGTCTAATTCCTTTTCAAGTATAAGTACGCAATTATATAATTTATTTAATTCTTTAAACTTAATAGGAATATTTATACAAGTATCATTAAGATAATATATATCGTTATTGAAATCTTTATTACTATCATTATAATCAGAAAATTCATTAAACTGATCATCTATAAAGAAATCATATAATTTAACAAAATAATGTATACCATTTCCTAAAAATTTAACATCAGAATGATCTTCTATATCATATTTATTAAATGTATTTTCATTATCATTGTGTGTTATACTTGAAAGTTTACCTAAATAAACATTATTGGCAGCTATTTCAATTTTAGGAAAAGTGGTAAATTTAATATCATTAGCATATACTTTATGAACTAAATAACCTTCATGAATTTTGACATGAATAGGTAAGAAATATTTTTGATAGTAATATTTCAAACACGCTAATTTAAGACCTAATTCATTAAGTGAGAAATCATAATAATTTTTAATGTATTTAAATTGATTATCGTCAGATATATTATCATCTACAATATATTTATCCATTAAATCTTCTAAAATACGATTTTCTTCACCTTCTAATTCACCTTCTGTATTTTTAGGATAATATTTACCTGTATCTTTATTTAATAAAACTTGTAAAGAAATATATGAAGTGTTTCTAAATAATTTATAAGATTCTAATACATCATAAGATATATCAAAATAATCTAAGAAATATTGTGATTTAAATTCATTATCAGTTTTTAAAAGTTTAGATATTTCAATTTTATTATTCCATCCAAACCAATTTAATGAATCAATAGCAGATTTAAAGTTACCCTGTTCACCTCGTATATTCATATAATTCATCATATACTCTTTAATTTTTTCATTAAAGATAACTTCATTAAATTCATTATTATAATAACTTGTATTATAAACTGCTTTTATAATATCTTTAGGCAAACTTATACCCATATTTTGGGCATTAATCATAAGTTCTTCATAACTGTCTCTAAATTCTGAACCAACAGATATTGAGCAAAAATCATTATATGATTCCTGAGATATATGAATTAATATATTACTAATCCATGTACCTTCATCTTCAGACATAACTAAAACATAAAATGGAATAATTGCATAGTTTCCGTCAATTATAATAGAAATAAGATCATTATTATTAAGATTTTGTTTTGACGTATTATCAAGATCTACAAAATCTTTTATTGATTCACAAGTATTTAATTTTTCTTGAACAGTTGAAGAGCCAATAAGTGTATATTTTTGAGAATCTAAAGAAATATTTACATTAATATTATTACCATCAAATATCGTTTGTTTACTAGAATCAATATTATATTTTGATAAATCTAATACAATATAAATTGGTCGCATATAATAATTATTTACTGATAAAAAGTTTTCAGTATTAGTATCTATCCAAAAAATATATGGATTTTCATCGTATTCATGCCCAATTGGTTTGTATTCATATGATTTTAATGTAAAAATATGTCCTGAATTATCTAAAAATTCCATTATAAATATATAATAATTATTTATTTCTTACTTTTTTAAAAATAAAAAAGAGGATGAATATTCATCCTCATTTAAAAAAATATTTTATTCTTTATACCATTTAGGTGGATTTTTTTCTAATGGGGAATTTTTAAACATACCTTCCATATCAGTTACATTACTAACATCCCAATCAAATATGTCTCTATTAAATTTACTATCATAAAACATACTATTCATATTAGTAACATTACTAACATCCCATTTAGATATATCTCCATTAAATTTAGAATCAACAAACATACCTCCCATATTAGTAACTTTACTTACATCCCATTGTGATATATCTCCATTAAAGTCGGATTCGTAAAATAACAAAGCCATATCCGTTATTTTACTGACATCTATATCATTCAAATCAGCTTCATTACCACGTTTTTCTATGAGTTTTTCAATTAAATCATATAATTCATCTCTAGTTTTGGGACAATAATTATAGTTATTACCCAATTTAGTATTAGAACCAATTTGAAGTTTTTCTATTATATAATTAGTTATTCTTTTCATTATACCATTTAGGCTGATTTTTTTCTAACGGTGAATTATTAAACATCTCCCTCATATCTATAACATTACTAACATCCCATCCAGATATATCTTTATTAAATTCAGAACCCATAAACATTTCACTCATATCAATAACATTGCTAACATCCCAATTAGATATGTCTCCATTAAATTCTGAATTATAAAACATTCCCCACATCATTTTAACATTAGATACATCCCATTTAGATATATCCTGGTTAAATTCAGAATATTTAAACATCTCAGACATTTCAAATACATTATGTACATCCCACCCAGATATATCGCCATTAAAATCTGAATTATAAAACATATCCTCCATATTAGTTACATTGCTAACATCCCATTGTGATATATCTCCATTAAATTCCGAATTATAAAATAATTCATTCATATCCGTTATTTTACTAACATCTATATCATTCAAATCAGCTTCATTACCACGTTTTTCTATGAGTTTTTCAACTAACTCACTTAATTCATCTCTAGTTTTTGGATGATAACTATATTTGTCACCCAATTTAGTATTTGAACCAATTTGTAGTTTCTCTATTATATAATTATTTATTCTTTTCATTATACCATTTAGGCGGATTTTTTTCTAATGGGGAATCTTCAAATATATTACTAATATCAACAACATTAGAAACATCCCAATCTTTTATATCACCATTAAATTGAGATCCTTTAAACATTTGATTCATATTAGTAACTTTACTTACATCCCAATCAATTATGTCCCCATTAAATTTTGCTTTATAAAACATATAACGCATATTAGTAACATTACTAACATCCCATTTAGATATATCACCATTAAAATTAGATTTTGCAAACATACCTTCCATATCAGTTACATTATTGACATCCCATCCAGATATATCACCATTAAAATATGTTTTTAAAAATAAAAAAGACATATTAGTTATTTTTGAAGTATCTATATCATTTAAATCTGCTTCATTACCACGTTCTTTTATAAGTTTCTTAACTATTTTTTCTAATTCATCTAAATCTTTAGGATGATAACTATATTTATCACCCAATTTAGTATTAGAACCAATTTGTAATTTCTCTATTATATAATTAGTTATTCTTTTCATTATACCATTTAGGTGAATTTTTTGCTAATGGAGAATTATCAAACATATGCTCCATATATTTTACATTATTAACATCCCATCCTGATATATTACCATTAAACTCTGATAAATAAAACATCCGATTCATATTTGTTACATTACTTACATTCCATTTGGAAATATCTTGATTAAATACAGAACAAAAAAACATTCGATTCATATCTGTTACATTATTTACATTCCATTGGGAAATATCTTGATTAAATTCTGATCCCTCAAACATTCTTTTCATATCTATTACATTACTTACATCCCAATTAGATATATTACCATTAAATTTAGATCTACAAAATAAACGTTGCATATGTTTAACTTTACTAACATCCCAATTTGATATATCTCCATTAAAATTTGAATTATAAAATAATTCACCCATATCAGTAATTTTACTAGTATCTATATCATTTAAATTAGCATTATTACCGCGTTCTTCTATGAGTTTTTTAACTAACTCATTTAATTCATTTAAATCTTTTGGATGATAATAATTATCACCCAATTTAGTATTTGAACCAATTTGTAGTTTCTCTATTATATAATTATTTATTCTTTTCATTATACCATTTAGGTGGATTTTTTTCTAACGGTGAATTTTTAAACATCTTCCTCATATCTATAACATTACTAACATTCCAATCTTTTATATCTTTATTAAATTTAGATCCAGCAAACATCCAACTCATATTAGTAACTTTACTAACATCCCATTCTGATATATCACCATTAAATTTAGAATTATCAAACATACTTTGCATATCAGTAACATTACTAACATCCCAATCTTTTATATCATTATTAAATATAGAATTATAAAACATTGCTTGCATATCAGTTACATTACTAACATCCCATTTAGATATATCACCATTAAATTTGCTATCCCAAAACATACCTCTCATATCAGTAACTTTACTTACATCCCATTGAGATATATCACCATTAAAATCAGATTCATAAAATAAAAGAACCATATCATTTATTTTACTAACATCTATATCATTTAAATCGGCCTCATTACCACGTTCTTTTATGAGTTTTTGTACTAACTCTTTTAATTCATCTTTAGTTTTTGGACAATAATTATAATTATCACCCAATTTAGTATTTGAACCAATTTGTAGTTTCTCTATTATGTAATTATTTAATTGTTTCATATATTAAACTGTATTATTATTGAAGAAATAATCAGCCGAATGTTGTTTATTTATCCACTCGTCAATTTTATCCATTTCATTATCTGCACTATCTTCAAATCTAGAATAATTGATTGTTACTCCACCTGGTAATTTATATTCAAATGTGCCAAGTATTGTAGACATTGATTTTTTACCTAAACATACACAATATCTAAAAAAATAATGAATTTTATATAAATCTTGAATTTTACATCTAATGAAAGTCTGTAATACTAAATCAGATGTTCCCAATGCGCCTAAAATAGCAAGATCATTAGAATAAGGATTATAATTAAACGTTAATGGTACATCAAACATTGCTTTATAAGTTTGTACTTCATATAAAGCACCCATTACATCAGTTAATGTATATCCGTCTCCTGCCCCAAATACGTTATTTAATGTTCCCCCTATACCAGATGCTAATGCGGAATTATTTAATATCATACGTTCTAATGAAAAATCGCCTAACGCTCCATAACTAAAATTATCAGTTATTTTATATACACCAAATACTGATAATATTTGTGGAGGTAATTTCATTGTAATATTAGGACCGCATTTACAAAAATCTCTATTTTTTATACAATAATATCTTTCTTCTATTGCCCCATCATAATTTTCCCAGAAATATTGAGCCGCTTGTATAATAAGTGGTGGAATAGCAGCAGCTGGAACTGGTAATGGTAAAGCACATGATTGCGTTAATTCTTGCACAATACGTTGAATAAATTGATAATCAATTTGATCTTCCCATTGAGCTTTAAGTTTTAATGCTTCTTCAGCAGTAATTGATTTTATTCCTGAATTATTATTTTGTTCTATACAAGCCATTATTATTTAATATTTATTTAATTATAATATTTATTCACTCTAAAAAATAGTTATTTATTCTTTTTTACTATTTTATCTATATCTATACCATTTTGGCGTATTTTTTGCTAAAGGCGAATTATCGAATATATTAAGCATATCAATAACATTACTAACGTCCCATTTAGATATATCACAATTAAATTTTGAACTTCTAAACATATTGTCCATATTAGTAACATTTTTTACATCCCATTCACTAATATTATTATTAAATTTTGAATGCCAAAACATTCCATACATATTAGTAACTTTACTAACATCCCATGCAGATATATTACCAGTAAATTCGGAATTGAAAAACATATAATGCATATCGGTAACTTTACTTACATTCCAATTTGATATATTACCATTAAATTTTGAATATGCAAACATCCACCCCATATTAGTAACATTACTTACATCCCATTGTGATATATCTCCATTAAATTTAGATTTACAAAATAATTGACTCATATTAGTTATATTACTAACATCTATATCATTTAAATTAGCTTTATTACCACGTTCTTCTATGAGTTTTTTAACTAACTCACTTAATTCATCTCTGGTTTTAGGACAATAATTATAGTTATTGCCAAGTTTAGTATTAGAACCGATTTGCAATTTCTCTATTATATAATTATTTATTCTTTTCATTATACCATTTAGGTGGATTTTTTTCTAATGGGGATTTTTCAAACATATCATCCATATCAGTATATACATTAACATTCCATTTTGATATATCGCCATTAAATTCTGATTTTATAAACATCCAGCTCATATCAATAACTTTACTAACGTCCCATTCTGATATATCCCCACTAAATTCAGATTCATAAAACATAGAACGCATATTATTAACATTGCTGACATCCCATTTAGATATATCTCCATTAAATTTAGAATCAACAAACATTCCACACATATTAGTAACATTGCTAACATTCCAATTTGATATATTACCGTTAAATTTAGAATCATAAAACATACAACGCATATTAGTAACATTACTTACATTCCATTTAGAAATATCCCCATTAAATTTAGAACCTTTAAACATATCTTCCATATTAGTAACTTTACTTACATTCCATTTAGATATATTACCATTAAAATCTAATGAATAAAATAATTTAGACATATCAGTTATTTTTGATGTATCTATATCATTTAAATCGGCATTATTTCCACGTTCTTCTATGAGTTTTTTAACTAACTCACTTAATTCATCTCTGGTTTTAGGGCAATAATTATAGTTATTGCCAAGTTTAGTATTAGAACCGATTTGTAATTTCTCTATTATATAATTATTTATTCTTTTCATTATACCATTTAGGTGGATTTTTTTCAATATCGGTATATCTAAACATTTTTTTCATATTTACCGAATTATTGACTTTCCATTTAGAAAGATCTATATTAAATTCAGATGCAGAAAACATTTCACTCATATCGGTAACATTGCTAACATCCCATTTTGATATATCACTATTAAATTTAGATCCAGAAAACATTTCACTCATATCGGTAACATTGCTAACATCCCAATCTTTTATATCGCCATTAAATTCTGAATATGCGAACATCCAATCCATATCAGTAACATTACTAACATCCCAATTTGATATATCTTTATTGAATTTTGAATTACAAAACATACTACGCATATTAGTAACATTACTTACATCCCAATTTGATATATCTCCATTAAAATTTGAATCATAAAATAAATTGGACATATCGGTTATTTTAGATGTATCTATATCATTTAAATCGGCATTTTCGCCTAGTTTTTTTATAAGTTTACCAATTAACTCTTGTAATTCATCTCTGTTTTTAGGACAATAATTATATTTATTACCCAATTTAGTGGTAGAACCAATTTGAAGTTTTTCTAATATATAATTATTTAATTGTTTCATTTATTAAATTATTTGATTTATTAAAAATAAAACATATTATTGAATAGTTATATTACAAAAAACTATTTAATTATAATTATATGTAGAACATTATAAATGATTCAAAATGATGAATTAAAGTACAAACAGTTAAAAGAAGTTAATGAGATATATTCAAAGAAAAATCAATCAATGAGTGATATTTTGAATAGTTTTCGTCAAATTTCATCATCATACGAAAACATTCAAGAATTACAAAATAAAACATATTCATCATATATTTTTAATGAGTGTACTAAAGAAGAACAAGAAGATATTTTTAATGAACAATTACAATTTATAGAATGTTTAGTAACTAATTCTATTTATGATAAACAAGGTATCATATGGAATTGGTTAGATATATATAAATTATTATTTGATACAACTTATAAAAATATAGATAAAATTAAAAGAAAAGTTGTATATTCTACATCGGGTAATTATCGTCCAATTGGTGATGTTTCTTATAATATTTGGAATGGTTTACAGATTATAGATATTGATATAAAAAATGAAGAGTTAGCAAATAATCTTAAAGGATTAATTTTTGATGAACTTAAGAAATATCATTGGTTTTTAGGTATTTGTAAATCTGCATCTGGAAAGTCTTTGCACGTTTGGACAAAGATAACTCCAATATCAGCTGTAGCAGAAAATAAACGTATTGAATATCTTTGTAATTTCCGTCATAAATATTCATATTTATATATTGTTTTACAAAAATATTCAAATAAATTTGGATATACTAAAGAAAATATTCTTGATTATATGGATATGGCTATGGCTAAACCTCAACAGGGTATTTTCATATCATCAGATAATAGTGCATTATTAAATTCTAATTTTAAAGATTTACGTTTAGACGTAAACTTTGAGTCAGCATTTGTGTCTGGTATTGAATCTATAAACTGGATATCACATCCAGATTTAAAAGAAATTTTTCACCGTTTAGAATGGTTTAATAATGATAATACATCAACTGATAATGTAGAAATTTCTAATATTTCAGGTATTAATGATCGTGATATTTCTAAAAGTTTAGGTAGACAACACTATAAACATAATCAACGTTGGCAGTTAGCTAATACATTAACGTCAATTTATGGTGAAGAAAAAGCTCTTCAAATTATGTTAGAAATATGTAGAAATACACCAAAACGTGAGTTAGCTGGTGACGTTAAGACAGCATCTATACATAATAAACCAATTTCTATATGGGCTATTAAAGAATTAAATAAACAACATGGATTTAATTTAAAAATTAAATCACAAGATATATATAAAAATGAAATTGAAAAATTAGATAATGTAATTCATAGTCAGTCAGATGATGAAGATCCAATTAAAGTATTAAGTGATAATACTGAATATGTGAGATTAGATTTAAAACATAATCAGTATTTATCAGATATAAATGATCAAATCATGAAAAATCTTTCTCATATTACATTATTAGAAGCTGGCGCTGGATATGGGAAAACTGAAATGATTAAATCATTAAAGGCTCGTACTATTTTAATTTTACCATTCACTTCAACAATTAAAGCTAAAGTAGAAGCAGATGATAAGACAGCAGATTGGTTATATTATTATGGAAATAAAAGACCAACACTTGATGAAATACTGGGGACAAAAAGTATGTCTATGACTATAGATAAATTTTCAAGATTAAATGTCATGGAACTTGATCAGGCTAATTTTGAATATATAGTTATTGATGAATCACATTTATTATTCACTTCATCATATAGAGATGTAATGTCACCAACAATACAACGTTTAGCTAATTGTAAAGCTAAAATAATTATGATGACAGGAACGCCAACAGGTGAATTATTATTTTTTCCTGGAATTAAACATATAAAAGTAGTTAAAGAAGATTTTAGAAAAAAAGAATTTGAAATACACATGGTTCCTACAGTTACTGAAAAGTTAATTGAAATGTGTAAATCTATGGCTAAAGATATATGTGATGGTAAAAAAATATTATATCCGACGAATAATGGTAACTTGTATTTTGAACAAGTAACTGGACTTATTCAACGTTATTTAGATATTTATAAATATCCTAATCAATTAAAAGCATTTTACTATAAAAAATCAAATTATGGTGAAGAAACAATGGATAATATAAATGTAGATAAAACAATAGGAAATAACGATATAATATTTTGTACTACTTATTTATCAGTTGGTGTAGATATTTGTGACAAATATTCATTTAGTGTATATTTTAACGAATTATGGATTCCACAAGATATAGAACAGTTTGCTAATCGTCTGCGTAATAATGATTTGTATATTAAAATGTTTTTAGAGCAAGAAGATTCTACTGGTTGGGCAATTGATTACTATCATGTACGTCCATTAGATTTAAGTATATCACAAAAAGATTTATTAATGGCTAGAGATTTAATTAAAACATGTAATGATGTGCTTGAAAGAAATCAGGAAGAATCAAAATATAATCCATTAATTCAATCATTACTTTCAGCAAATAAGTTTTTGAAATATGATGAAAACGATTGTAAATATTATATAGATGAAACAACATATAAATTACGTATATTTGAAGAAAGATATTCAGAATATTCTAAACAATTAAATGTATTAATTAATGGTATGAAATATTATGGATATGTAGTAAATAAAATTGAACATAATGATAGAATACCAGAAGGAAATATAGAAGAAGTTGAGGAGTTTTTAAAGTCTTGTCGACATATTCGTTATGATTATATTACAAAACAAACATTTAAATTTTTGGATCATATTAATGATGGAAATATAGATGTATATAAAGAATTATTACGTGGTGATTATGCTATATTTAAAGATGCTGAATATAAAGAAGTACGTGAAGAAAATAATCTTTATGTAGAAGATATTGAAATTCTTGAACGTAATATACCAATTATTCTTGGATTATATAAATTTTATGATTGCGACACTATTAGGGATATATATGAATTTTGTGTAGATAAAAAGCAAAATAAAATTAATTATTCTAAGTTAGGACGTATTCGTAAGTTTGTAAATATTGAGTATAATAGGCAAAAGAAGAGAATAGATTTTCCTGTACTAAAGTTTATTAAGGATGCACAAAAGTTTACACGAGAGAACACTAGAACAACAACAGAAGTAGTTCAGCACTTCTTAGCTGATTATGCTGCTAAGTATGCAAATTCTATTACAGATTTAGTAGTAGATGATATTGATTTTCTCGAACAAATATTTGATTTAATAAATGAATTATGGAAAGTTATCATAATACAAACAAGACCAAAAAATGGTAATATAACTATTATACCATTTGAATTAATTTGGGAACGTAAAGATAATTTGGAAAATATTTATGGTACATTTAGTACTAAAGAATTCTTCTTACAAGAATTAGTTGATAATATGAAAAATGATGAAGTAATTGTTTTAGATGATGAATTACCTGAATTACCTCATACTGAAAAGAAACGTTTAGATGAAGTTAAAGATGAACTTCAAAATGTTATTCATAAAGAATTTGGATATTATAATTATTCAGAACTTGATAATTCTAATGAACGTTTCTTAAGAAAACAACGAAACACAAATTCATTAAGAGATACATTATTTGAACAAGTAGATGAAAATAATGATGAAATTAAAAAAGATAAACAACAATATGAATTATTTGATACATAAATATATAAATTATATAAACTATGAAAATATTTACATTTAATAAATTAAATAATATATTTGAACTAAATGGATCTATACATATATCAGCACCAACGTATTTAGAAGCAGTTAATGCATTAAACGCTTTAAATCCATATGCAGCAATTAAATATGATTTAAAAGAATTTATTACAACACCAATTTATAATTATAAAGCTTATTGTAAAATATTAGGATTTGATAGTTTTGAATATGATAATGATAATTTTTCATATGCATCATTACCATGTTTTCTTTCTGAAGAGCAATATCAAAGAATATTAGATGCAGAAGGAATAAATGAAGATAATAAACTAATAACATACGCTGCAATTCATCATAAAAATCTTTTGGATTATACTTTTACAAAAAACAAAAAAGAAGAAAAAATATCTGAAACACTTATTATATCCATTAGAGATGCAGTTAATAAAATATTATTAAATAATATGTTTGAATATAATAATTCTCAAACACGTAATAAAATCTGTAATGAATTATTAGAAGAACTTAAAAAAATAATGGAAAAATATAATTTCACATTTAAAAAGAAATGATAGATTTTAAAAATCTATCATTTCTTCATTTATAAATTTAATCAGTATAACCTTTATTTTCGTCGCAATCAGAAATATCATTATTCATAATATAGTTCTTATAATACCAATATCCAACTTCATTAGAAAGTAAAATAAGGCAATTTACTAAATCTTCATTCTTAAAGAAATTGTTAACATTTTCTACAGTTTCAACACTTGCTCTTCCACTGATATCTTCATTACCACTATCAACTCGATGAATAACTCCTGCTAAATCTACTTCGCCATCAGAAAAGTAGGTATAAATCATATCCTTGAAATATTCAATAATTTCATTTTCATCAGCATCTTTTATTTCCCAAAAGTCAAAACAATTTTCATTCATCAAAGATTCGATGATACTCAATGCAATAGAAAAATTTTTGTCGAGATTCATAATATTTAATTTTAGTATGTTTATTTTACGATAGAAAAATCTTCAATATTAATTGTAATAACTGAATCATTACGAGTGTATGTATACTTTGTAACCATAATCTTCTTATTCTTAATTCTCTTCTGCTTACCATTAACAACAGGAAGATAATATGTCCAACCCTGATAGTAGTTATCCTTTACTTCATTAAAATGATAAATAATATCACCAATTCGGCAATCGCCTAAAACATCAGGATTACATTCAGGTACAAATTCTACAACTTCATTATTCTGAAGCTTCTTTTCAATTTCTGCGGTAGCCTCATTATTAAGTTTTTCCTGTTCAAGCTCTTCGGGTGAAACAAGGTAAAAATTCTCAAAGTTATTATAAGTAGATACCCAACTACGGATTTCATATCCATTAGCTTTAAGAATTTCACCTACATATTCCTTATGATCTCCATAAATCTGATCCCAATACCATGCGAGATAATTCAAATCAGAATTATCAATCTTCTCATACTTATACTTACCGAAACGATATGTATCTACGTTATCCCAAACCTCCTTTTCAGAATTCCATGACTGCGTTTTACCATGGAGGTTTTCATCAAATACTGCATTAGGATATTTCGCCATAGCAGTTTCCTTATCAAACGAAATATTTTTAATGTAATTGTAATATGTAACTATATAACTATGACCATTACCAAGGTCTCTAGTCTCTTCAGAAATTTGCCAAAGTGTATAAAACTTATTTGCGAAACCAATTGCTGTAATAGTCATATTTGTATTATTTATTTGTTTTACATATATAATATAGAAATTATAATTAAAAATTTCAAATATTATATAAAAAATAAATCCACTTATTCATAAGAATAAATGGATCTATTTGTGTTTGAGTTATTTTCCTTTAATTAGGGCCATTCGCCAAGAGGTTTTGAAAAATTAGGTCCAAATGCAGGATTGTAAGAAGTTACATCACCGGTTACAGCATCTACGAATACAGTTTCACGAATGTTACCGAATACATATTGTGGGTTACAATCAATTGGACCTACTGGCTTACGAAGAGTACAATAACAAGAATGAGGCTTAACTATATTAGCTTGCATAAGTCTTTCAAATGCTTCTGCATATGTAAGAACAATAGCTTCCTCTTCAAGTGGCTCATCTTCAATCCAGAATCCATCAACTGAATCTTTAGCAATGGTTCCATTTGCAAAATGTTGGAACTTATAAACTTTTACGTCAGCTCCATTACCACGTTCCTTAACAGCTTGGAATACATTTACTACTTCTTCTAAAGAACCATCATTACCATCTGCGTCAATAAAATCATTAAGTTTCATAGCAGTTTCGAACCAACGATAATCTTTTGAATGATTAATGAACATTTCTTGACGATCTAAACTAATGATACGTTCTACATTCAAATCTACAGGTTGAATAACAACTACTGTATCTTCTAAATTAACTTCTGGCGCTTTATTACTACAACTGTTGCATGATGAAAATGAGAACAATATAGTAAGTACCATAATTAATCCTAATACGATTTTCTTCATTATCTAATATAAATATATTTATAAATGATATTATATAAATTCATAATATCTATATAAAAATAGTTAATATAAATAAATTAATTCAATAAAAAATCCACCTACTTTCACAAGCAAGTGGATTCGAAAGGATAAGCTTATGTACTAAAAAATTTCGTCATTATTACTACCTGTATGCGATAGTGAGAAATTTCGTCCAGGTCTCATCAGTACTCAATTTTATAGTCTCCCTGGCTGACTGTATGTTAAATTACTTCGTGTAATTTTCATTCTTAGGTTGATCTACCTTCTCATCAGTACCATAAACATTACGATACTTTTGGAAGTCTTCATACTTGACTTTTACAATAAGTCTCTTACCCATACGGTTACGAAGACCCAAGTCGGTACGAAGAACAAGACCTTCTGCCATTTTTGCGTCAGGATTTTCAGCAACATGTGAACGGAATCCCTTACGAACAAAATCAATGGCTTCATCAAGAGTAAAGTAACCAATAAGAGGTACGATAGGTGCACCAAGCTTAGTTGCAATTTCATCACGAGCTTCAGTCTTAAGATAAATATCATTTACCTTAACATCAAAAACGATAAACTCATTACCACCCTTGATATACCAACCACCTGATTGAATACCTTCACCATAACCCTCGCCATAAATGGTGTATATATCAGGAATTTGTTCATAAGTTAGCCAATTGTGTTCAAGTTCCCACTCATCAATTGGAATAAACTCCTTAAGACCGAGTGCAGCAAGTACCTTCTCATTAGGGTACTTTTCTTGCATATGCTTAAGTAGATTCTTAGGAATTTGTGCATTATCAGTCTTACCTGCAATACGTACATTAAACTCTACTCCGTTTAATGTTCCATCAACTGTTCCGCCATCCCAAATAGGTTTCTTAGTTACCTCAATACGCATATTCGTACCGTCGATC